AGGATCAGAGTATATAAGGAGAAATAAATTAAATGAAATCATTTAAGAAAATCGCTCTAGCCATGGTTGCAGCCATGACTACCGCAACAATCGTAGCAACACCTGCAAGTGCTGCTGTAATGACAGTCGCTGTAGACCTTAACGGAACTGCTAATACAACAGCATCCGCTATTGCTACACCTGCTGCATTGCCAGTACCTGCTGATAATACAGTAGATGCTACAGATGCTTTACGTTTTGTCGCAACAGTTGATACAGGAACAGCAGTTACTGTAACAGCAACAAATGCAACAATCGTTTCTGCATTGCACACATCCGCTGCTCCAGTATCAGCATCGTCAGGATCATCATCTTTGACGGTTGCAACTGGAACAGGAACAACTGCAACGTTTTATGTATATACTAAAACGACAGCAATTGGTTCAGTTACTGTAACCAATCAAGGAACAACACTAACATATTATGTACAGGGACAGGCAGGAAAGATTAATACTCTTTCTGCTTCTGCACCTGCAACAGGCGCTGCTGGAACTAAGCAGGATATTGTTGTAACAGCAACAGACGTATTTGGTAATAAGGTTTCTGGAAAGGGACTTACTGCAAGCGTTTGGGCATCAAGTGGAACTCTTGATTCTGCTACTGCCACAACTGGTGCAACTCTCGCTGATTTTGGAACAGCAACATTTAAGGTAACATTGCCAGCAACAGGCTTTACTAAGTCTTTGGTGGCAGTTACGCTTACAACTTCTACAGATGGTGCAAGCACCGTAACTGGATTAACCGCCCCAAGCGTTAATCCGTTTGTAGAAATTGCAATTCGTGATCTTGCTGCAGAGCTAAAGTCTGCACAAGATGCACTTGCTGCAGAGAAGGCTGCTCGTGAAGCAGATAAGGCTGCTGCTACAACCGCTGCTGCAACCGCTAAGGCTGCTGCTGATGCTGCTGCCCTAAAGGCTGCTGCCGATTTAGCAACTGCTAATGCAGAAATTGTTAAGCTTAAGGCTGAAGCAGTGACCGCTAAGGCTGCTGCTGATAAAGCACTTGCTGATGCAATTACCAAGGCTGCTGCTGATGCTGCAACCGCTAAGGCTGCTTCAGATAAGTCTATTGCAGACCTAAAGGCTGCATTCAATAAGTTGGCAACTTCTTGGAATAAGAAGAATCCAAAGGCAAAGGTTGCTTTAGTTAAGTAATCTAATTTAATGGGGCGGTAGAAATATCGCCCCATTTTTATAAATATGATAGAATTATCTAGTATGGAATGGGATCATTTTCACACTATAAAACAAAAGGTATTGCGTGAATTGATTAAAGATTTAAATGGTATTGAATTACCATCAGAATGGAAACCAAGAGACGTTCTTGGTTTTATAATAAGGAAATTAGAAGAAAAAGAAAAAAATGCTAACTAGGTTAAAAAAATGGTTTGGTTTCCCTTTGGTAACAGAATATCAAAAGGAAGTTGAAAAAGTATTACAAGAAAGATTAAAGGAGTTAGAAATGAGAGATCCTGAATTAAATGATAAGAAGGCCCCAGCCAAGAAGAAGGCCCCAGCCAAGAAGAAGGCCCCAGCCAAGAAGAAGGCCCCAGCCAAGAAGAAGTCTAAGTAGTTTATATATTTAATAAATGGATATACTAGATCAATGCGAAATGCCTAATTGTATAAATAAGGCTACTAATATGACATCTACAGAGACTAAAATAGTTCAAGTATGTAAAGATTGTTATAACCAAATATATAAAAAATGATATAATTGAATAATGAGCGGACTTCTAGACCCGCTTAAATTAAACCTATAGGAGTAATAAAATGTCAGAAGGACAAAATTTAGACGGCTTTAATAATACAAAGCCAGCAGGAACAACACCATGGCCTGCAGCGTCACAGTCACCAGCATCTGGTGGATCTTTTGGTGCAGGATTATCCTGGCCATCAGCAGAAGATAAGTCTACACAAGACGGATCTGGTCTCGGACAAGGTGGAAAGTAATAATGTGCGTTGAATGTGGTTGCAATAATGTTGGCAGCCCAGTTGGCATTACACCAGTATCTTTAATAGATATGACAAGTCAAGGCAATGCAGGGTTGACTCTTGATATGAGCGCAACACGTGAACAAAGAGAAGAATTCATTGAAGAAGATCCAGTTCACGAAATGCGAGAAGGTATAGAGGATCCAGATTAATGTGCAAGGAATGTGGATGCGAGTCTACTGAAGATATTCAGTATGAGTCTGCTCAAGATCGCAATGTAGTAACTTCTGATTCTGTTAAAGGCAGATAATGTCAGAAGAAAACACAGTTACATCAGGAAGTGCTACAAAGAAACATCCTAATCAGGGTAAATTTAAGCCTGCTATAAAAATAGATAGAAACAGGCACGGAATAAGAAGAGAAACAGTAGTACAACCTAAAAGAGTGGGCAGAAAGAAAGTATAATGTCATCTGGTCAATATAAGAGACATGAATCTTTTAATTCTACAGTAATTAAAGATGGTAAAATTGTTAGGCTTAGAAAAGACGGAACAGTAAAAGCTATTCTTGATGAGTATAAGCCTAAACATAAAAATGTGTCAGGTAAATAGTAGTTCAGACGAATTAACTATAGACATAATTAATTCTATTGACGATCAAATAGATATTGTAGAAGATTTAGGATTATAGAATTAGAGAGTTAATAACGGGCGAACAGGCGGATGAACATCTACAAGCTGTTGATCTTACAATACATACTAAATGCCCATCTAAATGGTTGCTCGTAGATTTAGAAACTGGTCAAATGTATAGAGGTTTAGATAAGCCACAACAATACGGTAAATGGCGTAGATTAAAAAAGGTTTTTAAAATAAATGTTGAAAATAATTAAATTAGTAAAATGTAATTTCATTGGACATAAATTTGAAAAAGCTGGATCTTGTCCATTTACAGGTAAATCATATAATTATTGCATTGTATGTCAAAAAGTTGTTGAGGCGAATGTCATATAAATCAGATAAAATAGTAATAGTGGGCGGTGGCTCTTCTGGATGGATGACTGCAGCAACCTTAGTAAAATGTTTCCCAAATAAAGATATCACTGTAGTAGAAAGCAATTTAATACCCACCATAGGTGTTGGAGAATCCACTCTTTTAGAGTTTAACGATTGGTTAAGATATCTAGATATAGATATAAAAGAATTTATGGTTGCTACCGAAGCATCTTTTAAATTTGGGATTGGGTTTACTAATTTTGTAGAAGAAGTTGATAAAACTAAATATTATATATTTGGTCAACCAGATTTAAAAGATACTTGGAATGGAATGAACGACTGGTATTTATTAAAATTAAAAAATATAAATTTAGAAAATAAAGATTTTGTTGATTATTATTACAAACATTCATATGCGGCTTCTATTGGAGTAAATAAAATACCTTATGAAAAATCTGAACATTTATATCCATTTGAATTTTTAAAAGATACTGCTTTTCAGGTAAATGCGATAAAATTTGCAGAATGGTTAAGAGAAAATTATTGTATTCCAAAAGGTGTAAAAAGAATAGTATCAACAGTTTCTTCTTCTATTGAAAAAGAAGAAGGAATAGATTACTTAATCCTTAGTGACGGATTTAAACTAAGTGCAGATTTGTTTGTAGATTGCTCAGGATTTAAAAGTATACTTCTAGGTAAAGTTATGAAGCCAGAATTTATACATACTAAAAATTTGTTACCTAATAATAAGGCTTGGTTTGGACCAATAAAATATACCGATAAAGAAAAAGAGTTAGAGTTAATAACTAATTGCACTGGATTAAAAAATGGGTGGGTCTGGAATACCCCATTGTGGTCCAGAATAGGATCTGGATATGTATATTGCGATGAATATATAGACGATGATTCTGCTCTTGAAGAATTTAAAACACATTTAAATTCTAAAAGTATGACTGTTTATAATCCAAATAGATCTGACGATATGGAATTTAAAAAAATAGAAATAAAAAATGGATATTATAAAATTCCGTGGATAAAAAATGTTGTTGCTATAGGGTTATCTCATGGATTTTTAGAACCTATGGAAAGTACTGGTTTAATGTTTATACATTCGGCAGCTCTTGCATTATGTAAATCTTTAAATACAAAAAAACATACTCAATTTGATATAGACATATTTAATAAT